CTTTTACATTGCCAGAGGTTAACCATAAAAACCCTAGACTAGAGCACATGACAATGATCATAGCGTACTTTCCTCGAGTAGGAAAAATTTTCCTTTCAGTCCAGTTTGTCAAAAACTTTCCAAACCACGGATGATTGTATAACCAAGCATGCAGTCTCGGTGAGCTTTTTGCGAATGCCCAGGCAGCAATTACAAGAAAAATTGAAAAAGGTATACCGGGCAGCACGAATCCAACATACGCCATGGCTACACAAAATATTCCTAATGTTATGTATAGATATTTTTTTATCATCAGCTGCCTACAAAAACGTTATCAGAACCAGTAGTTGAGACAGGCTCACAGTGATCACCACCTAGTGGAGGACAGAGGTCATCTGCTGCGGCGCTGTCGCCAACTTCTACTACTTTTTTGTTTTCAGCAAATATGTTGTTAGTGCTAGCAATCAAGTTGCCAGCGCCGTGACTATTAGGATCGCTGTTGACCGAAACAAGCAGATTGTTTGCAAAAACCGACCCATTACCCGAAACCACTGTCGATGCTCCACACGCTCGAGAATCGGTGTTTCGGTGCACGGCTGTCATTATACTGCAAGCCCTGTGGTATTTTGCACGTATTGCGTTGCCATGTCTTTTTCTGTTTTGGCTATACAGCTCACAGTTTGTGTTCGAATCACAAAATCTGTATCCTGATCTACAGTAAACATAAACGGCGCAAGACCCAATCCCTGCTGAGTGGCCGCAACCATGAGGGGTTTATTTACTTTGTATCCTAAATCAGTTTCTTCGGAAAGCTTTGCAATTATTTCTTCTCCCGAATTCAACTTCATCGAAACAATATCGCCGGTCTTTAGTGGAGTGTCAATTAACATTAAATAGAACCTTTTGTTACGTTAATTTATATTTGATTTAATCTGTGCTGCTAATTGATCATAGCCGCCAATGTAATTATCGTCTAACCATATCTGCGGTGCTGATCTTGGGCGTGCAATTCCTTCTCGATCGCATTGCTCAAACAGGGTTTCAGCAGACCACTCTTCTCCTAGCACTCTTTCCTCGTATGCTATGTTATTGTCTAACATCAACTGTTTTGCCTTATCACAATAAGGACAGGTCGTTTTGCTCCAAATTATTGCTTTCATAATTATCCTGTGTAAATTGTATTGCCTTTTTTATCCACTACTCGAACTAGAACTGCGCCGCCGCTAGACTTCTTGTTTAGGGCGGCGCTGATTGCTTGTTGCTCGGACCCGTAGGTTCCGATAGTGCTCCAAGTTTCGAACGGTGATTTTTTCTTGAATTGGGCTTTCATTTTTAAATTTTAGGCAATTCCTCATAATCGAGATCTTCGCCCATGACTCCTATTACATAATTAGTGCTTTCGTTTTCCTGCAATGCTGTTTGCTTCTTGCTGGTATCCGAATGCTTGTTAAACCAAGGAATCGGAGTTGTTTTTGGAGCACTCTCAGTGTATTTAATCCCGATATCTCTTAAAGTTTCTTTGGCTGTGTAGTCCATAAAATTCTTAAGAATGTCGGCATTTAGCCCAATGACCGGTCCTTTTTGGAACAAATAGTCTGCCCAGTCTTTTTCTTCGCGGATAACATCCATATACATCTGATAAATTTCTTCTTCGCACTCTTCTTTAGCTCGTGCAAATCTTTCATCTTCTTTTACTACCTGATTAATAATGTAAGCGGTCCACCCTTTATGCAGCAATTCGTCTTGTAGGATTAACGAGATAATATTTCCGTTTCCAATAAAGATCTTGTTTTCAACCATTGCAAGAGTTGTTGCAAAAGATACCATAAACCGCAACCCTTCAAGTGCATACGAAGCATGCAGAGCTTTCCAGATAGATTTCACATGTTCATATTCGTCTATTTTTTGGCCTAACTCAACTTTGCAATTAATCGTATGCAGATCATCGTAATACTCACCGATATTGGCTGCCATTGAAACAATATCGTCTGTTTCGTGGATTGTTTCAAAGACCTGCTTCGGAACTGCATAAATGTTACGAATGATATGGCTGTAAGCACGACTGTGTATATTGGTTTCAAAAAATCCCCAGTTTAAACAGAGTGCTTCGATTTCAGGTAGACTTACAACCGGTGTAAACACCTGTGTTGGACCTCTTCCTTGGATGCTGTCAAGCGCGGTCTGCCGTAGCAGGTTTGAGGTAAAAATATGTTTTACTGCGTCACTAGCATCTTTAAAGTCTGCAGCATCTTTAGTAAGGCTTACCTCTTCGGGCACCCAGAAAAAGCCGCGCGCTGTTGTTTCAAAACTTTGAATCTTGGGATATTTTACTTCTTCGAATCGTTGAATTGTAACAGGCCCTTCAGGATCAAGGAACATCTTTCTGCCGAGGTAGTCTGTGTTTTTATTTAAATCGTATTGTTGTTTACTCATTTACTTTTCCTTTTTTGTTTGTCAATTGGATAATGATTATCTAGCTTTCGTCTGTTACACACCACTTAGGTGAAAAGTTGGTTTTGCCTGCTTTCCGTTTGGCTAAAATATGTTTTAGCTCTTGCTGATAGAGTTTGCCCAATGCCTTTTTGTCGTTGTTCAGGTTTGCTCGATACAGTTCTTGTAGTAGTACTTTTTGTTTCATAAGGGTCTCCTATACTTTTACAATTTACACGCTTCGCAGTCGTCGTCTAGCTCATCGATTACGTCGACAGTACTCCTACTTATTGGTTGCTGTTCTAGATCTAGCTGTTTCATTAGTTCGTCTGGTGACTTTGATCCAGACTTGTTAATGAGGCTATAGTAGAACGTCTTTAATCCCCAATGATGTGCGAGCATCAAATTCTTAGCGATTAGTGTGCTAGGAACTTTATAACCTTCAAAGTGTGCCGGATTATAGAAAGTATTTGTGGAGATCGATTGATCTACATACGCAGCAAGCACCGCGGCTGTTTTGAGATAGCCCACACAATCTTTTTGTTCCCACATCAACTGATATTTTTTCTTAAGCTTGTGATATTCTGGGACCACCTGCGTGAACGACCCTGCCTTACTCTCTTTTGTAGATATAAGACTCATCGGCATTTCGATACCGTTGGTCGAATTAATAACAACACTAGAACTTTCAACCGGAGCAATCGCGGTCAATGTTGCATTGTGTATTCCGTGTTCCTTCATCTGTTCTCTCAGCGATTCCCAGTCAAGCTCTGGTGTGAAGTCTACCAGCTCGTTAGCACCCTCTGCTCGCCTCTCCCAAGGAAACACTCCTCTACCGTACCAGGTTTTGTGAGAATCTAAACAAGCGCCTCTGTCGCGGGCTAATTCTACGCTGGATTCGGTTAGGAAGAAACTTTGATGTTCCATCCAAGATTTTACTTCTTCTAGAGCATCGTCGTCTCCGTATTTTAGGCCACGCTTGGCATGCCAGTATGCAAGATTAGTAATGCCAACTCCCAGCGGTCGTATTTCGTCGTTGCTTAGCTTGCTCTGAATAGATAGAAAGTCTTGATAATCTAGAATGTTGCAGAGGCTTCTCTGCAGAACCCTACATGCTCTGCGCATGTCTTCTGGATTTCTAAATGCTCCCCAGTTAATACTGCCAAGTGTGCACAAAGCAATTCTGCCTTCGTCGTCGTCTAGCCGCTTAAATGGACGAGTTGGAAGTAGTATTTCGCAACAGAGGTTAGATTGATAAATGGTATGGTATTCTGGGTCGAATGGGCCTTGATTCATTACATTATCTACAAACACAAGATAAATGCGACCTGTGTCTGTTCTTTCCTTCAAAATACCGCTTCTGAAAACTTCTTCTGCGGGTAGTGTCTTTTTACGAAGATCTTTTTTCTTTTCGTACTTAACATACAAACGCTCAAACTCTTCAGTGTCAGAGTAAAATGCCTCGTAAAGGTCGGGAACTTCGTTCGGATCGAAAAAAGTAATGTCCTGTTGATTCTTGAATCTTCTCCAAAAGAAGGCGTTAAGAACAACACCATAATCTAAATGCCTAACTCGAGTTTCGTCGGTTCCTTGGTTGTTCTTAAGAACAATCATGTCATCGAACTGATAATGCCATATTGGATAGAACACCGTGGCACTAGCATTTCTAATACCCCCTTGTGAACAAGAGCGGAGATCGCCGAACCATTTTTTAAGGAACGGAAGCATGCCCGTGTGCATTATCTCGCCACCGCGAATTGGGGCTCCCCAAGGACGCAGACGTCCGATCTCTAAGCCAATACCGGCTCGCTTAGAAGCATATTTTGCCATCATTTCTCCGGATGCAAAAATACTGTCGAGGTCATCGTCAGATCTTATAAGAACGCACGAGGAAAACTGTTTGGTTTTTGTTCCAAGTCCGGCTAAGACAGGTGTTGCCAGTGTAAATAATCCGTCGGATCCGCAGGCATAGTATTCTTTTATTAATTTCATGCGTGTGCGCTTTGGCTCTTCTTTATGCATTACTGTTGCCGCCGCAACCATGTATCTAATTTGCGGTGTTTCGAATACTTGTTTTGTTGAGCGATTTTTTACCAGATATTTTTCAATCATCTGTTCAATTGCAGAATAAGAATAGTTTTCGTCTTTTTCATGATCGATTATCTTGTCCATCCTATCCCATTCTTCTTCGCTGTACCACTCTAACAGATCCGAAGTGTACATGCCTTCGGCAACGTTCTTCTTAACAATGTCGTACAGTCTAGGGGGTTCATATGATCCGTACACGTCCTTACGCAACATTGATAGTCGCTGCTTACCAGCAACATACTGATAATTTGTATGACCTATATCCGGATTAGCTTCCACGTCGACTAGATCGACAATCGCCCGCAGTGTAATTAGATCTATTTCGTTAGTTGTAATCCCGTCGTAAAAATGGGGCTGTGCATTGATTTCTATCATCGATTGGCTAACATCTGCGATACCTGCACATATCTTTGCAACTTGCTGCTGCCATTTCTCTAGCGCTAGCGGCTCCTTATCGCCGCTACGTTTGGTAACTATAATCTCACTCATTTATGCCTCTTTTTATTTTAGTGAAGGTATTTAGCGAAGGCTTGGGCAGGTCCACAGTAAGTAGGAATTCTGAGTCCGAAGTTCTTCGTAAGTTGCAATATTTCGATATTCAAGATTCAACACGAATAGTGAATCCACTGCCAAAAAATATCTAAACACCTTTTTGTCGATTGCTGACTTATGTATCTCGCATAGGCTATTTGAAAAACGCTTAGTTAACTTAAGACTATAACACATGCCCAACACAATAGCAAGATCGTCTAAATTGTCAGTTAAAACTAAGTCCCAGGGGCCAGGCCACTGACTAGGCTGAATATCCTGCATGTAATTGTTTACGAACGGAGCCTGAGCCCAAAAATCAGCAACATCTAACAGCGGTTGTTGCGAGGTTTCAAGACTGTGTCGAAATTCTTTCCAGGCCTTTATCCTTTCTAGATCGAACAGATTAAACACTATACCTCACAGAATACGAAATATTTCCTGTTTCGCCCGATGCAAGTGGATTTCTATATTTTAAAATTAAAGTGTCAATAACTGTATTAGAATCGTTATCTACTAATTCGGCTCCGAATTCGAATTTTGTCATTAGTTGACCTGCTGTTGAGGATTGCGAATTATCCGAATAGTCAAACGAATCGAAAATCGACACTTTGGTCTTGGCCTCGTCGACAACTAGTGTAAGCTCACCGGTCCTGAGTTCTGTGCCTAGTCTTAGAGTATAATTTAAATTAGTAACTCTGTTTTCTGCACTAAAGATTGCAAGTGTGTTAAGTGCATCCGATAGAAAAATATCACTAACAATAATGTCGTCAAAGGATGTAGCTGACGAATTTTGTGCTTCTGAAACATATACAATCGATCCAGTGTTTGTTGTTCCGGCCAACTTCTGTCGATCGCTTGTGCAACGTTCTAACTTATTGTCTACAAATTCTCCAAAAATTACAAACGGCTCTTGTGGTTGATCTGGGCCTAATTGGCCGTTAGAACATTTTCTAAATCTGCTGTCTCGTATTGTAGTCCCGATACCTTGATTAACGAACATTGCATTAGAGAAGATTTCTTCGAACTCGCAACCATCAAAAGTCCAATAATTGCCTTGCGACGGAATACCAGTACTAAAAAATGCTGAATAATTTATATAAAATTTACAAGATTCAAAGTACAAAAATGTATCAAAGACTGCTGTTTGTTTTAAACTAAAACTCACGCTGTTTTTTTCGAAGTTACAATTCTCAAACTTGATATCGGTAACCTTAACGCCGACTATGTCATTTTCCCATACAAGTGCCGCTGATTCATTATTGATATCAGAAACAGCATCGGATAACTGATACTCGCCTTCAAATGTTACATCTCTAAACTGTGTATCAAATACTCCGGATAAATCTATAGAACCAGTGCTTCGCTTAACTGTTATATTAGAAATATCAATCGAACGCGGACGATTGCTACTGGTAAAGTTTTCTTTTGTTTCACCTGCAGTGGTTATGAACTCAATATTGCTCGCGCCAATTTCGATCACCGAATTAGATCTAGTCTCGCCGCGTATAATAGCATTGCTTGGAATTTTTAAATCGTTATTAATCAAAAATTGGCCGTTTGGAATATATAAAATTTTTCTATATGAATCGTCGGGATTTTGAAATAGAGTTTCCATGGCGTTTTTAAATGCTTCTGTTGAATCGGTAGATCCGTCAGGAACGGCACCAAAATCTAAAACACTTACTTGTATTTCATCAATTTTACTTTGTAACGACCGCTCAACGGTGTTGGTAATGTTAGTGTTATCATTTGCAAACTCATAAGCATTTGCTAACTCGATAAGATTGTCGTTAGCTGTAAGAATTTTAGTATTGCCTACGGCAGGGGCACCTTCAGCAACACTGCCATTGCCGATGAAAAGCTCTTGGCTGTCTACAGCCCAAGCAAATTCTGCAGACGACAGTTGCGGTACGCCGGTATTTGAATTTTTTTTCCCACGACGCACCTGAATTTTTGAGATTTGAACCACAGCCACTTGACTTTACTCCTAGTTTACAAAGTATTTATCTGCTGGCGCGTGTAGAAACTTTGGCTAAAGTTTTTTCTAACAGCTTCAATTCACTTTCACCGTAGTCTAAAAGACGTGCTTTATTATAATCTACTATATCTTGAACTTCGTTGTCCTTATCTAAAAGAAGTTTAGCCTGATTAATTATTTCTTCAATCTCAGCCGATGTGCTTGTTACAAATTGATCATATTCTTCATTGATTATATTCGCAAATGTTCTAAAGCCTATGCTGTTTAAATACTCAATGGCAGGAAATCCTGCCCTTATTACAAACGGCTGTTTATTTAGAATTGGACGATAGGTCTTTTCTGTAAGAAAATAGGACCCGTCGTTGTTATGGGTTTCGCATATCAAACTAACTTTAGAATTTTCGTATATGTATGCAGAACCCCAACCCTGACTAGAGTTACCATCGTTAGTTTCTAACACCTCGGTGTTATCTAGAGGACCTTGGTGTTCTTTAATGAAATTAAATAACTGATCGCTTACAGTTGTTTTTGGATAACCCAATAAGCTAATTAGAGATTGATCGCGTTCAACATGTTTTGCGAACAATTCAATCAGTTGAAGCCTAGGCGGCTTATCTAATTTGCCGAGAAGCAGATTAATTTTTTTAGGTAATTCTCTTAATATCTTGTTGCTTGCGATTGCAGGCGAATCTTTATACCTTACTACACAAGAAATAGCAAACAGATCACAGAAAATAATGTTGTCTGAATTATTAAATATCGGCTTAGCACTTTTGTTTAAAACAAAGTAGATATTATCTTTAGAGATTCCTTTTTTGTTGATATTTTCTATCGTAGATTCCCAGAATGCTCTAGAAATACCAGATTCAAATGAATAATCAATAAGCAGGACTGTCTTTTTATTCTTACGTTGGAATATAATATCTAGATTAAAATTTAAATTTAATCCGCTAGTTAATAAAAACAATGTTCCCGGAAAAGAAATTGCACTCTGATAATCGTTTACAAAAAACTTTGAAGATAGGAGGCCTGCAATTAAATTCCTATTGCCTCTGTGATTTTCATCTAAACAGAATATTTTGAATCTTGTCATCAAAGATTATAGTATTGTTCTACACGCCCTAACCACATATCATGATACTTGTTAAAATTATCGGGAGTTAGATCGAATTGTTGATAATCGAAGTTACGCGAACACATAAAGATATGGCCGTGCCTTATGTCGGTTCCATAGACTTCGTTGTGTGCAAGTGCATACGCCATTAGCTGTAAGTAATAATCTTCGACCCATTCGGCTTTTTTAGGTCGATTGGTTTGTTTGAAATCACAAATAGCAGTATTGCCTTTGTATTCGCCTACTAGATCAGCGGTGCCACTGTAAAGTCCAGGATAGTATAAACTTTGCTCCATGGCATAAACTGCGTTTACATCTACTAATGCATTTTCAATAATTTGATTTGCCATCATGTTAGCCTGTACATGAACAGGATTGTTGCCGGGCTGTCTTTCTTCGCCGATAATAAATCGTTCTAAATTTGAATGCATCGCGGTTCCAACGCCGGCTGCTTCTTTGGTTATTTGTTTTGCTTTTTCTTCTCCTACTCTCTTTCGCCATTCGATAAGATGAGTTTTATCTTTCGTCTTGTCAAGGATAGTAGTAACGCTCGGAAGCTTCTCACCGTCGGGGGTTTGATATACACGCTTGCGAGTAACTGAATCGTTAATCTGCATGCAGCCTTGGTATTGAAACTTTTCTATAACTGGAGGCGGAGAGTAGTTTTGTATTTGATTCATGCTTTATATATTACACATGAATTAAGAAGCTGTCAATCTAGATTTTTTTCTGCTTGGCCTGCTGCAATATCATTAATTGTATCTTGGCTATCTTCTTTATCGGAGTCTTTGTCCTTAGAAGACACCCCGGGGACATCTAACACAACTCCATCGGAATTAAAATTTTTCACTAGCTTATTAAAACTTTCTTTATCTTCGTCGAACATAGCTTTAAATGTTTCATAATCAATTGCCATTGTTCCAAACATTTTGTTAACAGCAGCCCACGAGAGTTCGGCCGGAGCACCTTTGCTGGCAGCGCGGCCACGTAGATTGCGAAGAATAGTAATTAGTTTGTTTTTTACAGGACTTTCAACAAACTCTCGAAATCTCATAGGTCGTTCATTTCCTGACGCAGATCTCGAATTTGATTCCTAAAATATCGAATCTGTTTACGAATATCTCTACGACGTTCGGCTCGATCTCGCATTGTTTGCGCTGCCTGCTTCATGTCGGTGGGTTCATTAGGATCTTGTTCGTATATTTTTTTTAGATCACTGTCTGAAGCTATATTCTCTAATTTCATCCTGCGAGTATCCTGTAAAAGTTATTTGCCCTCTCATAGCTTTCACGCTGTTCTCTACCTTCTGGCTCGATGCCGCCTGCTGCTGGATCGGAAGTCTCGAAGTCGTCGCCCTCGTCGTCTAAGTCTAGATCAACCTCGCTGGCATCCATGTCCATATCGACATCTGTATCGCTGTCGTCATCGGTATCAGTATCGCCTATCATGTCGGTTGCTGTTTCCTGGCCGGTCAATACTCTAACTGCGTTTGACATTTCATCTCTTGTCTGTTTAAGATGATCAAGCGCATCTTCAATTGCAGGAGCGGAGGTAGATAAGAATTGTTTTGCTTCTTGTTGTCCCATTTCGCTCCTAATAGAGTCACCTAACGAAAGAAGCGTATCATTCTCCATGCTGCTTAGCTCTTCTATCCATCTGCTAATTTTGTCTACCATAGAGTTTGCAGTGACTATTGCACTTGCTTGCTCTACCTCGTCTTCGTTAACAATGAAATTTTGAAATTTATTATCTATGTCTTCCATGTGGTTTGTACCTATATTTTGTTTATTGTCGTTCTCGGCAGTGTTATCACTAAAAACTTCTTCAAAAGGCAGTCTCTGTTGTCCTGCAGAAGGATCTAGATTTCCTTGTTCAGCATCGTCTTTGATTTCAGTCTTAGCATAACTGACAGCGTCTTCTAGATCAGGATGGTAATAGGAGTGCAACATCTCACCGAATTTCTCGCTGTAGATGTAGGAT